CTTATTTACTTTGCCTGCAAATGTTGTTTTAGGGCATCGTATTAATGAGGTCGCAATGAAAGGCCTTGAGGCTTATAAAAAGAATGCAATTATTATAACACAAACGGCCGGCACTGATGAATTTTATATAGAAGGATTGTCTTTTAAAACAACTATTGGCACAAATCCAGATCAAGGAACAGGGACACAACCAACTGATATTAACATTACTATTAAAGCACCAACTAATAATGATTTTATAGATTTATTAATTAAAGCATCAATCGTTGGAGGATGGAAAGATCATCTGGATATGCCTATGTTTATACATGTTGAGTGGAACGGCCGATCAACAGTTGATGATGCTCCTATTAAACAAAGTAATAAAATATTTAGATGTTTTCCAGTTCGAGTTGCTAAAGCAGGTGCCGCAACATTAGACGAAGGCGGTTCAACATATGAATTTACATTCGTCAGTTATCGCGCACAAGTAATGAATAATCAATTACAATCGGTACAAGAAGACATGACTGTATCAGGATATACTGTTGGTGAAATTCTTGCACAAATTACTACGGAAATGTATAAGTTAGAAACTAACGGCAAGGATGTACACCTTATACCAGATGAAATTTATATTGAATTTCCAGAACAAACCGGCGGTGGCATTAATAAAATTAAAGATTACAAAATGGTCCAAGGTAAAGGTAAATTTTTTGATAATGTAGCAGGCCAAAGAGGAGAGAAACCAGACAAAGCATCTGGTAAGACCGCGATAAAAAAGGATCCGAGCGGCACGCCCATACGGGAATTTGACGCGGCGAAGAAGGTTTCGGATACTCAAGTAAAAGCAAAAGCCGCACATACTGCTGATTTAAATAAGTCTGTAGAAAAAGTTACTATTAATGTGGCGGTGGGTACTAGATTAACTGATCTTATTATTAAACTGGTATCAAATACTGTTGAGGCACAAGCGTTAATTTCTGGCCTCGTAGATCCGTCGTCTCCTACTGCCGCAAAAGATCTAAAAAATATAAATGAAAATGATGTAATACGAGAATTTATTCAAATCGAAAGTGATGTAATATTAAAAGAGTATGATATGGGCCGTCGCAAATATGCAACCAAAAATTATATAAAAGTGTTTGAAAATGATGCTCCAAGTTTTTCTGAAACTCAACAAGCAACAACAACACAAACTAAAGGCTCTTCGGTAGCACGTTTGAAAACAATGCTTGGTGCTGACTTTATAAGAAAATGTTATCATCACATGTATACTGGTTTAAATACTGAGATCAAAGGCCTTGAGTGGACATTTGATAATTTAATATTCACGGCCAATCAATTATACTCGGGTATCGTTTCGGGTTATCAACAAAGACAACACGGTATACAAGTAGGAGATGCTAAACAAGGCGCAGTGCATTTGGGTGTTGCTGATACAGGCCTAACAGATATGCGAGTTTTTGAAGAAGTAGAGAAAAAGTCTTCGCTCGCCGTGAAAACGGCCGAAACAGAATTTGAGGCGGCCAAGAAGGCGCAAGGCGGCCCTCCTGGCACTGCTAACCAGACTGGGGAGTTGCTTGCGGCCGCAAAAAAGAAATTGTTGGCAGAACAAAAACGTCATAACGAGGAAATAAAAGATTTAAATGAAGCAGAAGTAATTCGCACCCTACAAGGATCTGGTGCAAAAGTAAGCAACAAAGTTAGAGTTGTTGATACGTCACAAATGGGTAGTGAAGCAATAATCGGATTGATCAAAGGCCTTGGCCCAAATTCTAGAGCATTTCAAAAAGGCAATGGAGCATTAAGAATTATTACTTGGGAACCGGCATCGTTGCCTGTTGCTTTAGGTAGAACTACATTTTTAAATGATATTAATGATAAAATTGTAGAAGATGCAATTGACCAAGGAGTAATGTTTCCTGTAAAATTTGCAAGTTCAGTAGTAGCAAAAACCGAAGGCGGCGGCCTGAGACAAGGGCACGATAGAGGGAAAAATATTTTTTCAGAGATTTATCAAAGTCGAAATCTGGCCATGGTAAAAATTAATCTATCGATTCGAGGAGACCCATATTGGTGGCCGAAAATATATCAAGGAAAACAACTTAATGAATTCGGCAAGGATATATCTGTTACACCGAGTGTCCAGGAAAACTATTGCATTATTATTGCAGATCAATCTAATACATATGATCCAGCAACTGGCGTAATGCAAATTCAACAACGTAATTCTTTAAATGGTGTTTATCTAGTAGTTTCGGCCGTACATACTTTTTCAGATGGTGAATATTCTCAGGAATTAACATTGTCACGAGCTACTAGTATAGATTTAAATACAATATTCGGCGGCAAAACACTGGCTGATGCCGCTAGAGCAAGTCGGGCCGAAGCAGATGCTTGGGGAACATTTTAATTATGGTAGCAAGAAAAGACGATATACCGTCATATAACCAATCAAAAGAAATACCGGGACATTTTACAGGTGATACCGCGGACAAAAAATTCTATGGGTTATATATCGGCGTTGTAAAAGGTACACGCGATTCACAACATATGGGAAGACTTGAGGTTTATCTTCCAGATATGGGAGGCGATGAAGATAATTATAGACTTTGGAAAACAGTTTCATATGCAACACCATTTGGTGGATCAACGCCGGCCGCGGAACGACATTGGATCCATGGCAAAACATATGATTTTACTCCAACCGCATATGGTTTTTGGGCAGTACCACCCGATGTTGGTAATAAAGTATTAGTAATGTTCATTGATGGCGATACATCTCGCGGTGTATGGATAGGTTGCTTATTAGATTCTTTTATGAATCATAGTATGCCAGGATTAGGAGTATATGACAAACACGATGCTCCATGTTATCCGATTGTTCCAACAACAGAATATAACAAATATGATCCAGCATTAAATGATCCATTAATGCCTCCATTGCGGCCATACCATAGACCAACATATGATAGATTAGTTGCTCAAGGTCTAATCGAAGACCCATATAGAGGAACAACATCAAGTAGTGCGGCCAGAGAAACGCCAAGCCATGTATATGGCATGAGTACTCCAGGCCCTATTGATCCTGATGCAGAAAGGGTTGGCGAAACTTTTAAAAGGGCAGGTGGCCACACATTTGTTATGGATGATGGCGATCCAATGGATGATAATAAAAATGGACTTATACGATTACGTACTAGAGGTGGCGCACAAATTTTATTACATGATTCATCCGGATTTGTATACATTTGTAATAAGGATGCTACAGCATGGATTGAATTAGATCAAGTTGGTAATGTTGAAATTTATAGTGGTCAGCATCTTTCGATTAGAGCAGAAGAAGATATTAACATACGGGCAGATAGAGATTTAAATATTGACATTGGACGTGATCTTAACTTACATATGCCCGCCGATTATGCACCACCTTTAGGAATTTCAACAAATGATTTAGGACAAACATATGATCCAGCAAAAGCAAGTGACCCGATTAAAACACCTATTGCTGATGGTTCAATTATCTATGAATTAAAAAACGGGCATATACATGGTACATTAGATAAAGGTGATATCGAAACTGATATTGCTGGATATGTGAGACACTTAATACATAAAACTTTACATTATCATGTGATAGACAATATGTCTTATCACACTGCGGCAAAAGCATTTTTTACATCAAACGATGAAATGAATGTTAAAGCAGGTGGCATTTATAAAGAAACTGCACCAGAAATTCATATGAACGGACCTGAGGCCGTAACAGATATATTTCCTGCGGCGCCAATACTTCCAGAATTAATAATTGTTGACGATGTCTTAACTTACGTTGAGTGTGTAGGCCCAGAAATTTTACCACACGAAGGCAGGCATACTCGCCTACCAAGTAGAGAGCCATATCAATATCATAAAAATGAATTAACTCGAGGATTATATCCACAGGCGGCCGCTGACACAGTTGAAAATAAATTTATTGATCCAGTAGACAATAGACCAATTAAAGATGGCGCAATAACTTCTCGAGATACAAAACCACTAGATAAAATTGATATAACTGGTATCTTCGAAGGTGTCGGTTTCGGTCCAGAAGACGAGCCAATATTTAAGAAAAAAAGTGAGCCAGTTAATGCCGCCGGAGAATCAATATTACACGACATGAATATAGCAAAGGTAAGCGAAAGAGGTGTAGATATAGTTAAAGATTTTGAAGGATATAGTGCTACTCCTTATAAAGATTCCGCTGGTAAACTTACAATTGGCTATGGCCATTTAATTAAACCGGGCGAATCATTTACTACTATTGATAAAGCAAAAGCAAAAGAATTATTAGCACAAGATATGAAAGAGGCCGAGAGAGCAGTAAAACGTGCTATTACAAAACCACTAACGCAAAATCAATTTGATGCATTAACATCTATGGCTTATAACATTGGAATTAATGCATTTCGAAAAAGCACATTAGTAAAAGAAATTAATGCTGGTAATATAGAAAAAGCACCATCCGAAATGATGAAATGGTCTAAAGTTACAAAAAATATTGAAAAAACAGTCAATGGTCGAACCGTTTCCGTGCCAACTAAAGTTATTAATAAAGGATTACTTAACAGACGCACACGCGAAGCAAAATTGTTTACTACGCCACCGTCTAGAAGCGTTGTAATAGTAGCCGAAGCCGATGAAGAGTCAGCAATTACCCTCCTAGGTTAATTTATATATCTTAATATAACCCTATAGAATTATAGACGATAAATAATTAAAACGGTATATTAGATATGGCAGATTATAATTTTAAAGGTTTCACAACAGTTAATCGAGACAAGCCCTCGTACTCAGCAACAGGTATGGATTTAGTAAAGATCGATTTATTAAATCATTTTAGTACTAGAATGGGGGAAAGGGTCATGCTTCCAAATTTTGGAAGCATAATCTATGATTTACTAATGGATCCATTGGATGAAATATCAAAAGATGCAATTATACAAGATGCCGAACGAATCGTTAATGAAGATCCGCGTGTCGAATTACGTGATACGCAACTAACTGAAACTGATAACAGTATTACATTAGAAATGCAATTAACGTACTTACCCGATGGTATAACTGATTCATTAGCAATACAATTTAATACGGAGTTACAGGAGTAAATAATGGCCCAAATACAACGACAAAATAACTTCTTCGCCGCTGAAGATTTTAGAACAATTTATCGAACATTCAGTGAAATTAACTTTACTGCATATGATTTTGATACGATTAAACGTGCAATGGTTGAATATTTGCAACGGAATTTTCCAGAAGAATTTAATGACTTTATCGAAAGCAGTGAATTTATTGCTATCGTCGAACTACTTGCATACATGGGCCAAACAGTTGCATTTAGACAAGACTTAAATACTAGAGAGAATTTTCTCGATACTGCTGAACGCACCGAAAGTATTCGACGTTTAGCAAAAATGTTAAATTATACTCCAAAGAGAAATCTTCCAGCGGCAGGTGTTATAAAGATTTTCTCTGTATCAACTGACGAACAAATTATTGATAGTGCAGGAAATGACTTATCGAATTTAGTAATAAATTGGAATGATCCAAATAATGTCGACTATTTAGAGCAATTAACACTAATACTTAATGCGGCATTCTTAGCACAAAACCCATATGGTACTCCAGTTAAAAAAGGTACTGTTGATGCTGTTCCACTTGAATCATATACTATTGATGCTGTTAAAAATCTAGCAGTTACTTATTCTTTAAATGGATCTGTTAACGGTGCAAGTTTTCCTTTCGAAGTAGTTAATGCTACCTTCGAAGACGGTATGTTTATGAAAGAACTAGAACCAAATCCTGCAAACGGATTGAGTATGTTTTACATTAATGACGGCCTAGGTAATAATAGTAGTCAAACTGGATTCTT